GTTCGTCTAAGTTAATCATAGTTTTATGGTGGTGTGTGTTGATATTATAACATAATGTATGTAATATATCTAGCAACTTAATTATCTCTTTAGACTGTCGTAATCATTCGTCACGTTTGTTCATCGCATCCTCCACAATATCTTGTAAGTTCTCAAACTCTCTCATACTCTCAATATCATATAATAATTTAGATATTTGAGTGATAACTAAAGGTTTTTCATTCACCGCAGCACATTTAATTGCTGACCTGATACTACCCTCCGCTTCAAGTAAATAATCTAGTGTTTGTTCAGATAATGCCATAGTTAGTTTTCGAGTTTGTTGAGTTTCTCTTCTGCTTTTATTTTCTTCTTCATCATCTTAGCATAATATACATCTTGTTCGCTGTACCAATCAGGATGTTTCTTTGCTTGTTTAATAATCTTCTTTGCTGCTTTTTTGTCCGATAAGTTTGACATATAACATTTTAATCTATGCTGATGCACTATTTATCTGTTACGCAGCACACCATTTCTTACATTCACAGTCTCTTCATAAAATATATTATCACCATAACCTATCATCAACTGTTTCCAATTACCACTCTCTAATGGTTGATATATTTCTTTAATAGAATCCTTACCATTATTAGTTGACCATATACGTTGCCACCACTCATTACCAGAATCATAGCGATACCCTTCTATTTCTAATCTATCAATGAAACAATCAACCTCTTTACCATCAACATAACAATGCACCTTTTCTGGATTGAAATCTTCACCCTTATGAGTACCAACACTGATATTCAAAAGAGATTGATAAAGTCTACTAATAAAATTCATTCGTCTTCTCCTTGCATAGCTAATAGTGTTTCATAAGGAATCCATGCAGGTTCCTCATTCTTAAACTGTACTTGGACTTCAGTTACATGTCTTTGTAACCATTTAGAATAAGTTTCTCTCACCATCTTAACAGGACTAAGAGGATTTTTCATTTGCTTCATAGCATCTTGATTATATAGCATCAAATTACTAATAATATATTATAAAGTATAAAACCCCTGACTTAAAAAGTCAAGGGTTGTTGATTATTGTTTACTTAAGGTGGATGTGAGTGGGTTAGCATTAAACTAAGACCTCCTTACAAATACGTTTACATACTGATTGACTTTCATCACATTCGATTAAACACTCATAATAGTCTGCGATTACATCGTTTTCTGGGTCAAATGTTTCTTCTCCTGCTAGTTGATTGTATGATATTAAGTTGTGCATTAACCTTCCTCATTTACGATAAGTTTACTAATGTGCTAAACAACTTTAATTCAATTACCTCCGCTTAAGTGTACCTTTCGGTGACTAATATTATTTATATCACATTTGTGTTGAAATGACAACTTAATGCAACAAAAATTTATGCCTACTCCTCTCTTTTATCTGACATATAATATGCACCCAACGCACCACTCATTAAAGTTTCACTAATATCACCATATGGTGTCTCAACCGTAGGTTCTACATGATTATTCTTCTTACCAAATGGTATTGCTTCTCCATGTGGATTAGGCATATCTCTCACCAATTCAATCACCTGTTCTCTTATTTCCATCAACTCATCATAACATTTTTGATTATGAGAGCAAGATCTAAGATGATTGTCTGCTTTATACAATGACTCTAACATTAGAGATCTAGCACGATCCCACCTATCAAGTGGTGTGAGTTCTTCATCAAGTGTTTTTTGATCTTTCATTTAATTCACATTGTGGAGTTCCTTGAAGTAGTATTTCAACTAATTCTGTTTTAGTTTCAGGAGACAAATTCTTATCACTGCGAACAGTCTCTATAATGCCCTGAATATCAGAACATTCTAGCAGACCAGCAACAAGAACAGCAAACATTGTTGTAATATCCATCATCAAACCTATTTAACAACTTCCCAATCATCATCACCACATTCAAGCATTGTAAATGAATGACGATTGTTAATAGATTCAAGACCTACCTCACCATTCTTACGCCATACTACTCTACATGAGTGTAGTTTGTACATAGAGTTCTCAAATAAATCTTGTGCGTTGCTAGATCTTGGTTTCACGCAAATGAATTCCTTTTTCATAGTAAATTACCAATAAGAATAGAAGATACACGAACACCCCAGTTCATAAGAACCATAAAGGATGCAATGAAAACAAGTTTCTCTGACCCAGTTAATTGCATTTTTATTTACTAACTGTACATAGTATAAACCCCCACACCGAAGTGCAGGGGATTTGTGTGCCAGTTTTATTAGCGTCCTATGATGGTTGCGTTGGCCAAGTGACTGAATGAGGGAATCCACTACTGGTTGGGATGTCTCTAAGATTCTGTCTATATGTTTTCCATGCAGTCGTGATACCAACCCCAGTATCCACGGATTTAAGACTAACCCAATCAGTTTCTTTTAACTTAGAATCTCTTGTACTTCTAACATTAACAGCAGCACTAGCATCAATATTTGCTGTTACTCCTACACCGACAGAATACTTAGTATAATAATTACCATCACCCTTTACTTCCACGCCATCTCTATACACATATTGATATGGTGGTGTCGCACTAGGTTGTGAACCTTCATATACCATATCAGCACCGAATACATTTAATATATCCTGTGATAGTGATATAGGAAATGATGTATTAGGATTCTGACGACGAAATTCTGATTCCGTAATCACATTACCATTTTTTCTTAAACGAATTTCCATCTGAAATTACAGTACCTTATGTAAGTTATTTATATTATGCAAAAGCAAGGTAAAGATACTTGCCACCAGACCTATTCAAATGATCAGGAGCACTATTGGTAATTTCAAATCCATTGGATAATGGATCGACATAATCAGTACCACTTACTTCTGAATTTGTTTGATTAAACATTAGATATGGATTATTACCTGAAGTAAATCCTCTTTTAGTATCATACACATACCAATCATCAGTACCACTTGATAACAAGTTTTTCATAATAAGAAGTCTTGGAGAGAATCCAACATCATTTACAGTCACTACATTACCAGAACCTAATGCATTATAGATTCCAAATTTACTAATTCCCTCACGATTTGCAAACAAATACATCATATGACTTACACCACTATTATTAGCATTACCAGCATCACCACCAGAAGATAAAGATAATGTTGTTGCAGTTGGTACACTTGTCCAAACTTGAAAATCATGTGAGTGAATTGAATTTGGATGATTTAACCATGAATGATAGTTTAAATTTGAATTATTAGCACCAATATTTGCATCTGCGGCAGCTTTTGACCAAACTCCCCAATAGTTTCCATAAGCACTAGAAGTATTATTAGTTAATGATTTAGTAATCACTAGATCAGGTGCTACTCCCAATTTATGAGTCGTTGGTGCATTAGTATATCCAACATACTTAATCATATCAAAAAATGCTGGTTGTCTCCTAAACATATAAAATACAGAGTTCTGTCCAGCACCACCACTATTATTACCCCAACTGTTTGGTGGTATATAAGCACCTCGTATATGTGGCGGTCCAATCAGTTCTGAATTGAGATCAGTTCTAATGTTTTTTAATGATGCTTCTTGTTGAGAAAGATACAAATCATTAGTAGTACTTAGATAGTTTCTACTATATCCAGATCCATTATCTGCACCACCAGCACCACCATCAGGATTAGATGAACCACTCATCATTCTATTTGTATTCATCCAAATAACAGTACTATTATATCTTCTTGCACTAAACTCCATGTCATGTATACCAAAACCAGTTTGATTGTTGTTAGTATCAACAAAAGTATTAAGAACAAAGTTTTCAGATACTGGTTCTGCACCTTTATGTAAATGAAGACAATCAGTAGGAGTTTTTGCCCATCTACCACAATCTCCATCAGGTCTACGAATCGCCAAACATGTAACAGTTCCTCCAAATGTACTATTATACCACCCTTTATCATTAAATCCTATACCATAACCAGCATTTTCTTGTGAAGAATTGGATTGAGAAAACGTAGCAGTACCATTATAAGGTGCATAACTATCACCTGAGTTTTGGAAAGCAGTTCCACGAAGACTATCAAACCAACACCAATCACTACCTGCATTTTTTATAAGGAGCATTTGGGGTTCCCACCCAATATCAGTAAATCCGTTAGTATTAGCAGCACCATGATATTGTTTAACCATAGATGCATCTGAATTTTCACCAAATATTGCTGCATTAGAATCATCACCATCTGCCCACAAATATACTCGATATGTAGTATTAGCAGTCCACCATACAGCATTTTCATTTAATCCAAAATCATTTGTAGTATCAGCTCCCTGTGGTCCCCAGAAATCACTAGAACCTGTCCAATCCGCAGTCGTATTTAATATTGCATAATCATTAGCACCACCACCTTGCTGCTTACAATTAAAAACATAAAAATTTCCATTATTAGCTCCTAGATCCTTCAATATCATAAATCCTACTTTACATTTTAAACTATGACTTATTCTTCTATTTTGTTGTTTATTAGATCCGTCACCAGTTGTAAAGGTAACCATATCAAAGAATCCAGGACACTTTCTGAAAGTATAAGCACCATTCTGTGAACTATTCGTATTATTACCATTACCTTCATTCATATAAGTATTTTGCCCCATTGTCCAACCATCACTGCCAAATGATTGCATGGCATCTGATTGATTTCCCATTCCATTAGTACCACCTATTGGCCAAAGCCTCTGTTGTACTCCCATATCAGTATCAGAGAATCCCTTATAATACGATCCATATTGTACATTACCTCTCTGAAAATTAAGCACCATTCCACCCTTTCCTGCCATGTTGATGCCATTGGTGATCTTCTTATTAGCAGGAGTTGATGCACCAGTACCAGTACCAAACCATGTATCAGTAGAGAATACATCATTAGCATAATTTTTTTCTACAATTCCTGCAGAACCAGGAACTAATTTACGAGTAATGGGATCCATTATGCTATTGCTATGAAAGTGTAATAATGTCCAACGACATTGATAGTGGTATTTGCTTCACTAGTGACCTTAAATCCACCAGTGTATGGGTCAATATAATCATAATTATTATTTTCAGCATCAGTATACGCCCAGTTAAGGAAAGGATCATTGGCAAGGTTTATACCTCTAACACTATCATATGTATACCAAGATGAATTATTCCACTGATTGATTATGACAAGTCTTGCATTGCCAGTAAAACCACAAGAGATATTTTTATCTGTACCCGTTCCAACATAATAACCCACCTTACTAACTCCTGGACACGTTGCCCACATCTGTGCAATATAACTGTAATTACTACGGTTTGTCCATTGATGAGTGCCAAGATAAAACTGAGTTTCAGTATCAACACTACTTCCAAATCTCTCTAAAGCACTAGTACCATTTTCCCAATTAGGAGATCCATTCTCCATTTGTTTAACTGCATTATGATCAACACCTGTAAATGGAGCAGCAGCAGTTGATGGTAACGTACCACAATTCTTTATTGTTTGATAAGTTTGATTATCAGTATTTCCACCACTATTACCAGTAGATCTTATAATTATAATCTCTGGTTTTACTGTTAGATTATGATTTATTGCTCTTTCTACATTAACATCAGTTGAACCAGCATTTCCAACATATCCGACAGTATCAAAGAATTTTGGTGCTCTCCTCATCATATATCCAATGTAACCAGAACCAGCTGATGATGTAGTCCATGCACCTTTCATCTGATCACCTTTATAATCTGCCTCGGCAATCGGGTTGGCATTTGTATCCCAATTCATTCTCGATCCACTTTGACTACTAACAATACCCTGTGCTCTAATATTATGTCTCCAATTTCCACCAGTACCATATTGTCTTGCCCACGTTACGTCAGATGGGAACTTAGCATGGAACGTAGGTTGATAAGGAGCAGCACCTTTAGATGCATTAAACACTGTTGTTGCATCTGTAGGTGCCTTCATTGGTCCCCTACGAATTGCTATGTAAACAAAATTATCACTATTAGCATTATTACCTCCACCTACTGCTGGTAAATTAAACCCAGTAGCATCTGGAGATATATCAAATGTTTGATCAGTAGTATTGGTTTCATTTGCATATAATAATGATCCTCCTGAACTACCTTCATTCATAGAACCTCTATTATACACTCTCAAACCATCTCGTTGAGTATCATATATCCACCACCAATCACTACCATCACTCCGTTTTATCATTAGATACTGGGGTTCCCATCCCAACTCAATACGATTTACTCCAGAATTTCCAGTATATGTTCCACACTTGATTACACCATTAGCAGCGTCATCATGTGCAAATACATATGCAATATACTTTTGAGTAGAACCATTAACTGCCACATAACTACCAACATCAAAACTATCTTGATTTACATTATTAAATCCAGGAGTATTTGCTGTTGATGCTTGATCAGCAGTATCCAATCTTAACCAAGATGTAGCATCTTTACCATTACTACCTGTAGTAGCAAGCGATCTATGATATACCTGCCAACCATAACTTGAAGTCAAACACTTGACCATGATGACACCAGGTTCACATTTGAGATTATGATTTATTGTCCTACCAGAAACATTATTTCCATCCCATTTAATGACATCAAAAAATCGTTCAGACTTTCTAAATCCCCATCCAACATAAGTTTCAGCAGGTTGATTTTCTTGCTGCAAGTTTGCCCAAGTTGGATCACCAGATACGGTATGAGTAGCACCATTAGTAGTCCAATGTGAAATTCCTCCAGCAATTGCTGATCCCTCTTCATCCATACCAGCAGAGTTAATAACTTTTTTTACATCTCTTTCTGTATCATACAAACGATGTTTATCGGTTCTAACAAGATTCTTCATCCATAATAATCCACCTTCAGTAAAATCTAAACTGTCACATATACGTCTACCTGTTTTTGGATACTGACCACCACCAGTAACACCAGACGATGCAGCAGTTAATGTAAACCCAGATTGTCCGTTAGAGTGCATATTAACTTCACTCTTATTCATACAGAGAAAACTTCCGCTATCAAAAGGTTCAGTAGGTCGTGAAAAAGTAGTGCCAGCAGGTTGATTGTTGACGTATTGACTTCCACCTATCCACATTCTGAAGTTGCTAATATATCCAATATAAAAACCATTGATACCATCATGAACACCCCATCTCATTCTTGGACTTCCACTATTAGGATTAAAAATAGTTTGGTTTTGACTTGATGATCCATCAGGAACACCATCAACATATTGAGTTATAATATCAGTAGTTCCACCAATAGTTGCTCTCTCTACACATACATGATGCCAATTACCATCCATAATATTCACACTACCATTCAATTGTATAGCGGTACCTGAACCACTACCTGTAGACCATGTATGTAAAGTCTGATTGTTATGGTTGATCGTTATCTGTAAATTATTAACATAACTATTCCCACTTGGTCCATCTAACTGCCATAAACGTGCATATGATGGACTACCTCCTCCTGTTTGTGCATTTCCCTTAACCCACATCTCAACGGTAAAGTTACCACTAAGTTGAAAACTACTATGAGCTGACCCATCTAATACCGAACCAGTTCCATAACTAGGACCAGAAAAAAATGTACTATAATAACCATCTTTACCATAATTTGTAGTTAGTCCTGAAGCAAATGGTGAATCATATCCTGCACCAAATCCCGTATAAGTATCAATACAAAATACATCCTCCACATAAGGTGCTGCAGCACCTCCAGCACCTCCTGCCGCCATTATAAGTTTTAAAGTAATAGGATCCATTATGCTATTGCTAAGAAAATGTATTTTGCACTAGGAGTGCTTAATAATGTGTTGGCATTTACAGTAAATCCACTATTTGTTTTTGCAAAATAATTTGTACCAGTTACCGACCCATCTTGGGTATTTAACTTTAACACTGGATCATAACCTTGATCAGCAGCTTGTACATTAGTAGTGGGAAATTCACGAGTAGTGCCATCAGTAGACCATACTATACGAACAACACCTTGAGCACCTCGCAAGGCAGGACTTGAACCATTAGATCCATGAGATGATCCACCGCCACCATACTTACCCCCATTAGGATAATAACCAGATCCACCAGCACTCTGAGGATGTCCACCTGATCCACCTTGACCTATTGCACCACTCGCACCTTCTCCAAATATACCTGTTCCGCATTGGTTAGCCCATCCAGCACCACCACCAGCACCACCACCAGAACCAGCATCTCCACCATAATTACTTCCACCTGCTGGCCATCTACCACCATTTCCACCA